GCAGGACGCTACGGATCAGGCGCGATGGAACGTGCCCTTGGCGGGGCTACGGAAGCCTACGGAAGGGCTTTAGGCGACGTTTCTGCCAACATCGTTGGTCAGGACTACGCTAGGGAACGCCAGTTGCAACAGCAGGCTCAGTTAGGTCAGGCGGCACTAGCACAATCAGCACCTTCTTTCTTTCAGATGGGATTCCTGCCGTCTCAGGCTTTGGCACAAGTTGGCGCGGCCCGCGAACAGATTGCGGCACAGCCCCTGCAAGAGCAGATTCAGAGATACCAGTATGCACAGCAGCTTCCGTACCAGCAACTGCAAGGGTTCTTGTCCTCTGTTTACGGAACCCCGATGGGGTCGTCACAATTTGGGCAGGTTCCACAAGCGCAGACAAACCGCACCGCACAAAACTTAGGAATTTTGTCTACTATCGGCGGTTTAATACCAGAGCAGACCCGTCAAAGCGCGTTTGACTACATTGGAAGTTTCTTTTAATGACCTACTGGTGTGACAATTCGGCGGTGTGGACGCACTACGGAAATGCGTCTAGCATCATTTTCCCAGCGTGGGAGAAAGCCTTTGCCGCAGTCATTAACCACCACCTGCCAAGCGTAAAAGACGAAGATTTACGCAGACGGATGATTAAGTTTGTCCAAGAGGAAATGTCCCACGCAAGTGCCCATGAGTCGTTTAACGACAGGCACAACCTCAAGGACGCAGAGAAGCAAGAGTTTGCGAACACCAAGATAATCCACCGCAGACCGGGAATGACCTTTTGGCTAGGGACTATGGTATCCATAGAACACCTAGCCTCCTGCATGGCAAGGTCTTACATTGACCGTTGGGGAACCAGAGAGGGTCGAGACTTCAAGCTGTTCTGTTGGCACGCAAGGGAAGAACTTGGGCACAAAACACTAGCCCTAGACCTGTGGGATTACCTAGGACTGTCGCGTAAGGAATTGCGAAAGATTGCCCGTGTTAACCAGAAGTATGTGATTGGGTTCTTGCTAAGTTACACAATCAAGAAACTCAAGGAAGAAAAGTTATTGTGGAAGTTATCCACATGGAAAGACCTAGCGGTGTGCTTTGGTTATGTGGGGTTCAAGATTGGCTTGCCAATGCTCAGAATCTACCTACCAAAGTTCCATCCCAACAACGTAGACGACAGTAAATATGTAGCAGCGTGAACATTGGCGAGTTAGTTGCAAAAGACATAAAACGGAACAACAAGAGCATCACGATAGAGGATGCAAAGAAGTCTTTAGCACTACACCGCAAGAATGGCGCAAGGTTTTACAGGTTCGGAAACACGATTTTTATAGTATTCAGGGTCACGGATTCTGCGGTGTTTTATCACACGATTAACGCAGATAGCATCAAAGAGTTCTTGCAAAACCTACGAGACTTCTTTAATGCGATTAAAGACAAAGAGTACGCAATTACTTACTTTACTGACGAGAGGTTAAAGTCGGTCTATTCAAGATACGGTGATGAAGTTGTGATGTCAGACGATAAAAGTCTAGGGACTCACAAAGGGATAACCAAACTACAAAGGTGGGAAAATGGGTTGGGTTGAAAAAAATACAGGGATTGACTTAACGATTGACGAGTTAAGCAAGCCAGTAAACAAAGCCGTAGAGGACATCCGAGAAGTCGGTAGAGATATTGACGATTGGGTAAACGAAGAAATTCCTGGCGGTTGGTACACAGTTGGCGCAATTGCTGGCGGCACTTATTTAGCCAATGCGGGTGCAGCGGGTGCTGGTACAGCCGGAACCGCAGGAACAGCAGCACCAATCGTTGACGCTACTTATGCGGCTGGCATGACCCCAACACCGGGTCTTACCGCAACCTTACCAACAACAGGTTCTCTGGGGGCTACAACAGCATTAGGCGCAACATCAAGCGCAGTACCCGGCTCCCTGCAAGCGTTTTTGCCTGAGTTGGGAGTAAGTACGGCGGCTACAACTGCGGGCGCAACGGCTATACCTGGTTCGTTCCAAGCAGCCCTGCCGGGAATACTATCTCCTGCCGCTGCAAGTTTTGGCGTAAAGGATGCAATAGACGCTTTGCGGATGGGAAACTCAATCAGAGGAATGTTGGGACAACCAGAACCACAGATACCAAATATGATTGGTCGCAACCAGATGCCACAGGGTTCGGTTGACTATTCTCAATACCTAAATCTTCTAGCCCAAAGACCTCGTCGGGCAGACATCACATCATTGTTGGGGTAACTATGAACGAAGAACTATTCAAAGCACTAGGACTTAACGTAGAAAGCGCAAAGGAAAAGGCTTTCACGCAAGGGTTACTTGGTTCTATCTTCCAAGCAGCTGCACTATCTGGCCCACAGGCTCGCCCCGTTGGGCTAGGGCTTGTTGCGTCTGCGCGGACGGGGTGACGTAGGTCTGACCCGGAAAGAACGTGGGTTGTGGCCCCGTCAGAAATAACTGTTGGGCGCGTTCTAATCCCTGCGTAAGAAACGGTCTTAGCGCGGGGTCAATTTGCGAGGTTGTGACTTGTTCTGCCATATATCACCTATTGTAAAGATTATCCAACCAAAATGTAAGCATAAGTCTTGTCTGCCGTAGAGTTGGCATAGTGGCTTATGGTTGCCTGTCCCTGCTGTTGGGCAGAGACGTAAATGTTTGAGTACGCCGCCGGAGCAATGTAGTTCACGGTAACGATTACAGACGGGGTTGACGGTCTTGTTGGGCTTGTCTGCGCCGCCAGATGCTCGATTCCGCAGTCTGTGTCGGTTGACGACCAAGCAAGCTGAACGTAGTCGTCTGCCTGTAATTCTAGGAAAAAGTTAAGCGCCGCAATCAGGTGTCCGTCTGTACCGCCGTGGCTCTCTGGGACTGAGAACTTGCTGTTACTTCCCGCGATGTTGGAAGCAGCCCCGCTTCCGCTACCCTTCTTAAACCACACATCTACGTCTTGAATCTGCACATCCGCGTTGGCAAACTGGATGCTAAATTGAATGTTATAAATCCCGTAATTACGCACACGGAACTTGTTGGTGTTCTCTAAAACTACCCCGTTGCTGTAATCAGTCGTATCACAACTGATGATGTACTCGTTCGAGGTTGTGGTCGCGTTCTGGTCTGTCGTGTCCTGAAACGCACCGTAGGGCGCAGAGTCCGCTTCTGCCGCGTTTGAAAACGGAATCAGGACAATTTTTGTATCTACGGAAATACGCTCGTCGTACAGGGTGGTCGTGGTCGCATTGCCCGTGGCAAGCGTAATCGTCCCCGTATTATTGGACTTGCCGTTCATCAGGTTGTTGACCACCTCGGAAATCTGCCGTGGGTCTCCACCTTGGTACGGTAGAACACGAAACATTATCTAGTCCCTGCCGATTGAATATCTACGTCCATTCCGATAGCTGTCGTCCAGTTACCAGACGGCTCTAGTTTGACCCTGTGGTATCTGCCGTAAGACCTAGTGCCTATGCGGTTCTCGCTATTGGCTGCCGTAACCGAAGGAAAGGATACGGTCTGGTTCAGTTGTAGCCTAGAAGCCACAGAAGCACTACCTGTCCCGTTGTCTACGATTGGCTTAATCATCGTAACCATAGACTGATTGGCTGGCGACTCAATGTCCGAAGTCTCAATCGTTGCGGTCTTAGCCGCACCCGTGAAGGTGATTAACTTTGAACCCTTGATGCCTAGCAAAAGCAGCTTGCCGCCTAGCCAGTTACGGCTATCTAGCGAAACCCCAAGCGCATCTATGCTTGCCGAGAAAGCGTCTAGCCCTTCTAAGGTAATAGACGGAGTAGAAACCGGCGCAACGCGGGTTGCAGACGAATCTGCGTAAGACCACTTTCCGGTAGCGATGTGGTAAATCAGGGCGCGGTAGTCTGTATCCACGCTTGGGTAGCCCCAAACCACCAAGTTGTTAATTGGGTCGATGGCTGCACTCATGTTGCCCAAATCCGACTCTTTTAGCGAGTTAAAGAAGTACCGATTAACCTTCTCTGCGCCTATGTTCTTTAGGTTCTGACCGTCGCAAGCGTAGAATCCGTCATCACCCAAGAAGTAGGTAATGCCCTGCCATTGGATGACCGAGTTTGGCTCAAAGCACCCACGGTTCCTAGCGATGTTGTCGAACTGGAATATCAGCGGGGTTCCAACGTAGGACATCCGCACGATACTGCGCTCTAGCAGGACTAGCCCGAACTCGCCACCCGTTACACCCTGCACAAAACCGCCGTCAGGAACGTCCTGAAAGTCAGCCTGTGTTGTGGCAGAGGTAGTCCAAGTTTTCTCGTTGTTAATCCCCGACCATTGCACTCGGTTTTTGTTGTCCGACTG